CCCCGGACACCTTCCCGCAGCTCGCCACGATGGCCCTGAACGTGGGCACCGGCGGCTCCGCGATCTGGCTCCAGAACGGCGCGGGTGACGCCCCGATGACCATCCTGGGCCGCCCGGTCATCGTCTCCGAGAAGGTCTCCCAGCTGGGCACCGCCGGTGACATCAACTACGTCGACCTGTCGTACTACATCATCGGCGACCGCCAGTCGATGACGGCGACCTCGTCCCCGCACTTCAAGTTCAGCTCGGACAAGACCGCGTTCAAGATCGTCGAGCGCGTGGACGGCCGCCCGTGGCTCCAGACGGCGATCACCCCGAAGAACAACGGCAGCACCCTGTCGCCGTTCGTCCAGCTCGCGACCCGCAGCTGACACCCCCCGGCCAGGCGAGTACATCTCGCCGGGCCCGGCGGCGGGCAGTGACGCCCCCGCCGCCGTACACAGTCAGAAGGAGCCATCATGGCCATCGAAGCACTGGGCAACCTGTTCGACGTCTCTGTCGGCGCTGCCCCCGTCGACCTGTCGTCCGCCGCCGCCACTGGCAAGCGCGTCTCCCTCAAGGACGCGACCGGCGTGACCATCCTCGTCCTCAAGGGCGCAGGCACCGCCGGAGACGACCCGACCGTCACCCTGAAGCAGCACACCGCTTCCTCGGGTGGCACCACGTCGAACCTCGCGGTCATCGACCACTACTACCTGAAGTCGGCGACCACCCTGGCGGGCACCGAGACCTGGTCCCGCGTCACGCAGTCCGCAGCCGCCACCATCGCCGACCCTGGCGGCGCTGGTACCTCCGCCGAGTCCCAGCAGATCCTCGCGATCGAGGTTCGTGCAGAGCAGCTCTCGGACGGCTACAGCTACGTCTCCCTGGACGTCGGGGACGTCGGCACCAACGCCCAGCTGGGCGGCGTGCTGTACCTCCTGCACGGCCTTGAGGTGAAGCGCAAGCCCGCCAACATGCGCGCCCCCCTGAGCTGAGGCAGCCCGTGGCGACACGCACCTGCCAGGAGTGCCCCACGGTGTTCGCCGTGGGGCTCCTGGCCTGCCCCCACTGCCAGTCCACGGACCATGAGGAGACCGGAATGCCCAAGATCACGGTCCACACCGGGCCGTCCCACGCCGGGGAGGTGGAGGAGTGGCCTGGGAAACCCTCATCGGAATCGCCCAGCTCGACCGACAGCTCCTCGACGAAGAGCGAGGAAGCGCCCCGCAATCCTGCCCGTACGACGGAACGCCGCTCGTCGAAGGCGGACGCGGAAATCTCTTCTGCCCCTTCGAAGAGCACTACTTCTGGCCGCAGGACGGCTAAGTGACATGATTTCACGCCAGGTCCGTCGCCCCTAGGCAGTGGGGGGCGGACCTGGCGTGAGATAGCGCTTTGGCGCTAGCATTGTCATGGACAACTCAACATGCAGCACCTCGGGCCTGGCCCGTAGGACAGAAAGCGAGTCAAAGGTGCCGGTCAGCGGATACACGCGCACGGCTGTGCACAAGCAGCTCGCGCGACAGAGTGCTACCAAGCACGGCCACACAGAGGTCGTAGACGGGAAGGTTCGCCGTTCCCCGACGTACACCTCATGGCAGAGCATGATTGCCCGCTGCCGGTACCCGAGCGTCCCCTCGTACAAGAACTACGGGGGTCGAGGCATCTCGGTCTGCGAACGCTGGATGAAGCTCGAGAACTTCCTCGCGGACATGGGCGAGCGCCCCAGCTCCGACTACCAAGTCGACCGCATCGACAACGACGGCAACTACGAGCCGGGTAACTGCCGATGGCTCACGCGTTCCGAGAACGTGGCCGAGGCCAACCGCCGTCGGAAGAAGGTGGCGTGATGGGCGTATGGCTGGTCACGCGTGAGGACGTGAAGTTCTCCGCTGACATGAAGGAAACCGCGCGGAACAACGCGCAGGTTGACCGAGCGATCGAGTCCGCATCGCGGTCGGTCGAAGGGTTCCTTCGCCGTACCTTCGCGCCCGTCCTCGCCACCCGCTACTTCAACTGGCCCAACCAGCAGTACGCCCGAGCATGGCGTCTCTGGCTGGACGAGAACGACCTGATCTCCGTCACCAGCGTCACGTCTGGTGGCGTAGCGCTCTCCGCGTCGGACTACTTCCTGGAGCCCATCAACTCTGGTCCCCCGTACGACCGCGTCGAGATCGACATGGGGTCGGCGGCAACGTTCTCCTCCGACGACACCTGGCAGCGGTCCATCGCGATCACTGGCACCTGGGGCTACAGCGACGACACCACCGCCGTCGGCACCATCGTCGCGGCCCTGGACGCCTCTGAGACGGGCGTGGACGTGGACGGCCCTACCTCAGCCCAGATCGGGGTAGGCAGCGTCCTGAAGGTCGACTCGGAGCGCATGCTGGTCACCAACAGGACCACCCTCTCCACCGGGCAGACCCTCCAGGCAGACCTCGACGGCCTGGACAGCGGCGTCACCGTATCGGTCAGCGACGGCACCGAGTTCTCCGTGGAGGAGACGCTCCTGATCGGCTCCGAGCGCATGCGGATCGTGGACATCTCCGGCAACGCGCTTACCGTGATCAGGGCGTGGGACGGTTCCACCCTGGCCGCGCACGCCTCGGGTACGACGGTCTACGCCTACCGCACCCTCACCGTCACCCGTGGCGCTCTGGGTACGACAGCGGCAACCCATGACACTGGCGCGACGGTTCACCGGTGGGACGTCCCGGGCCAGGTCCGCGAACTGGCGATGGCCGAAGCGCTCAACAACCTGGAGCAGGCGAACGCTGCGTACGCACGCGTCTCCGGGCAAGCCGAACGGGAGAGGGACACCACGGCCCGTGGCCTGGTCGACCTGAGGAAGTCCGTGCTGCGTTCCCATGGGCGCGTTGGCCGGGTCGGGGCGGTGTGACATGGGCGTCCACATGCATTCCGACGGACCCATGCTCGACGGTAGGGGTGTACGCATTCTCGGTCAGGCTTCCCGGGACATCGAGCGAGAGATCGCCATCTTCGCCGAGGACCAGGTCCAGATGCGCCTGGCGCGCGTTCTGAAGAACCCGACCGGCTACTACCAGTCCCAGATACGCCGCCACCAGGCAGGCGGTTACTGGCAGGTCGACGACTCCCAGGTCGCCTACGGTCCGTGGCTGGAGTCCGGCAAGAACCGCCATCGCACCCGTTTCAAGGGCTACTTCATGTTCCGGCGGGCTGCACAGATCACCAATCGTCGCGCCTCGGCCATCGCGGACCGTGTCCTTCGCCGGTACATCGGGAGGCTTGGATGAGCCTCGACGTCACCGGGATCGTCTCGGAAGTCTCCTCGCACCTGAAGCGCCTTGGCATTTTCAGCACGGTCACCACGCACGAGCCGAAGTCCACGCCGAAGAAGGGACTCACGGCGTCCGTCTGGGTCAACTCGGTCGGCCCGTCCCCCGCCAACTCCGGGCTGAGCAAGACGTCCGTACGCATCGAACTGTCGATCCGCCTGCTGCTGCCGATGCTCACGGACCCCCAGGACGACATCGACCTGTCGCTGCTGCGCGCTACGGACGCCGTCATGAACTCCTTCAGCAGCGACTACACGCTCAGCGGTGCCGTGGAATCGATCGACCTACTGGGCCGCACCGGTTCCGGACTGTCCGCCGAGACCGGCTACCTCCAGATCGACAGCAACCAGATCATGCGCGTCATGGACATCACCGTGCCGCTGCTCATCAACGACAACTGGGACCAGGTCCCGTAAGGAGGGGGTGACTACCTTGAGCAAGCAGTCGGGACTCGGCGACGCGCTCTACGTCGGCGGATACGACCTCTCCGGTGACACTCAGTCACTCGGGGCCATCGGTGGTGGTCCTGCAACCATCGACGTCACCGGAATCAACAAGTCCGCGTACGAACGTATCGGAGGAATCCGGGACGGCCGTATCGAATGGACGAGCTACTTCAACCCGGACACGGACAAGTCCCACCCCGTACTGAGCGCTCTCCCTACGGCCGACGTACACGTCCTTTACTGCCGAGGCACCGCGCTCGGCAGCCCTGCCGCCGCGATGGTCTCCAAGCAGATCAACTACGACGGCAACCGGGGAGACGACGGAGCGGTCACCTTCTCCCTCCAGGCTCAGGCGAACGGATACGGGCTGGAGTGGGGGAGTCTCCTCACCGCCGGGACGCGCACAGACACGGCCGCCACGAACGGAACGGGGATCGACACCACCGAGTCGCTCTCTTTCGGCGGCCAGGCATACCTCCAGGTGACCGAGTTCACCGGTACCGATGTCACCGTGAAGATCCAGGACTCCGCCGACAACTCGTCGTTCTCCGACGTGACGGGGCTTTCGTTCACCGAGATCACTGCCGGGCCGACCTCGGAGCGGATCTCCATCTCGAACACATCGACCATCCGTCGGTACGTGCGTGCTGTGACGACGACGTCGGCCGGGTTCACATCCCTGTCGTTCGCGGTGTCCGTCGTCAAGAACACCACGGAAGGGGTGACCTTCTGATGGCGTACGAGATGAACCGCATCGAGCCGAAGATGCCTGTGCACGGCTACCAGACTTTCGGCATCGTGGCCCCGACGTCCACGCACTGGCAGGACGCCACCTGCGCCGAGGTGGAATGCGCTGCCCACGTGAACGGCTGGGACACGAACGTGGACGAGAGCACACCGCTGGGGCAGCGACAGGCGCACTACATCCGCAAGGACGCCCGCCGCTCCTATTCGGAATCCAAGAGGCCCGACGGTCTGACGACGTTCTCGTTCAAGGCGGGACAGTCGTGCTTCCGGCAGCACAGGAAGCGCATCGAACGCGAGGAACTGTTCGTGCGCAGGAACGGTGACCACCGGGGCAGCCCGGACGGGATGCGTCGTACGTACGACCGGCCGGACCAGTGGGTCGACGACTTCGCGACTCATCAGGAAGAGATCGCCCGCCTCAACCAGCGCGGCTGAATAGGACAAAGGAGGACACATCATGAGCAAGGAAAACGGGCTCGGCTGGTCCACCGCATCGGTCGACGATGCGGCGGGTACGGTGCGCGCCATCAAGAACGACTTCACGTCCCTCCAGTTCGCCACCCCGCGTGGCGTGCAGGACGTGACCGGCATCGACAAGAGCGCGTACGAGAGGCTCCTCCTGCTGGCGGACTTCTCGGTGACGTTCAACGGCGTCTTCAACGACGCCTCGAACATGAGCCACGACGTCTTCAAGACGGTCCCGAGTACGAGCGTGGCGCGCACCGTCACCCTGACGGTGTCCGGTCAGACCCTCGCCAACGAGTGCCTGTTCACGGACTACCCGCTCAGCCGGTCCGACAGCGGTGAGCTGACGTTCTCCGTTCCCGGAGTCCTGGCGGACGGAACGGTGCCCCTGTGGGCATGATCATCTCTTTGAGATGACATGTACCTGACTCACGCAAGGAGACTCCCATGGGATTTCTGCTCACACCCAAGACGTACGACCTGAAGTTCGAAGGGCGCGAATACGAAGGTCTCCAGGTGTCGATGCGCGGTCTTCCGCTCGGCGGCTACCTGGAGATCCAGCGGATTCAGTCGCTGACCCAGGAAAGCGTCGAGGACACCGAGAAGATGTTCGACATCTTCATCGGGTGCCTCGTCTCCTGGAACCTCGAAGAGCTGACCGAAGACGGCGTACGGACCGTTCCCACCAACCGTGACGGACTGAAGAAGCTCGACACCGACTTCGTCCTCACCATCATCGGCGCGTGGCTCACCGCGATGGCCGGGGTCCCCGCCCCTTTGGAGCGGAACTCCGAAAGTGGCAAGCCGT